CATTGATGCAGTTACCTGTGAAGTTTGTGAGACTACCCAACCTGTGAGTAACTTTGAGATATCTGCAACAGGTTCTATACGTAGAACTTGTAACTCATGTAGAAGTGGACAAGCAAAAGTAACATCAAGGTTAAGAAAAGAAAACAAGTACCCTGATGAAAACTACGCTTGCCCTACTTGTGATAGAACTATGGAAGAGTTACAGAAGAGAGGTCAGCCCATGCTAAACAAGTGGGTGTTAGACCATTGCCACGAAACAAATACATTCAGAGGATGGTTGTGTAATAGTTGTAACTCAGCACAGGGTAGGTACAAGGATGACCCTGATAGGTTACTAAAAGCTTATCACTATCTTATGGAGCATAGGAGAAAACATGGACTTTGATTTCTTATGGAAGATGATACTAACCTGTTGCTTCATGGGTGTTACCATCTGCCTCTGTATCAAGTGGATAGTAGAAGCTTACCTTGATTACGTACAAGTAATGACAGGCATCAAAGTAGTTACACTACAGCAACTAAAAGATATACAGCAACAATCAGAACAGGAGTTTGACGATGACCCTTTTGCTCATTGATGGTGACATCATTGCATACAAGGCAGCAGCATCAGCAGAGACCCCTATTAATTGGGGCGATGGTTTATGGACACTGCACTGCTTTGAACAGGACGTAGCGTTACGTGTAGAGGAACAGATAGAGAAGCTTCTAGCAGAAGCACCAGTAAGCGATTGTGTTATTGCTTTATCTGATAAAGATAACTATCGTAAGAGGGTAGCCTCGTACTACAAAGCTAATCGTTCTAACGTGCGTAAGCCTATGCTACTAAACTATGCAAAAGAATATATGCACCAACAATATAACACAGTTATATATAAAGGATTAGAGGCTGATGATGTCTTGGGGATATTGGGTACTGCGAACACAGATACTATTATATGGTCTGAAGATAAGGACTTACATACTATACCAGCGAAGCATTGGATTGATGGGGAAGTGGTGGAAATCAGTGAGGAAGAAGCTGACTATAACTTCCTTACTCAGACACTTGTTGGTGATGCTACTGACAATTACAAAGGTTGCCCTAGCGTTGGTCACAAAACTGCTGAGAAAATTCTTGAGTTTGGTGATGGATGGGGAGCAGTGGTTAGAGCGTTTATTAGTAAAGGTCTCTCAGAAGAAGTAGCCTTAGAGAACGCACGACTAGCACGTATCCTACGCAATGGTGAATACGATACAGATACAGGAGAGGTAAAGCTATGGACACCAGCATGATTGATTTAGATAGACCAACTGCACCTAACTATGACATGGTTAATAGTCCACCTCACTATGCTGATGGTAACATTGAGACCATTGACTATATTGTAGATGTGTTGGGTGAGTACGATGCTATCCACTACTGTCATGGCAACGTGATTAAGTATACAGGCTCACGTCTATGGAATAAAGACAAGCCTATTGAGGATGCCAAGAAAGCTGTATGGTATCTTAACAAGATGATTGAGTTAATGGAAAAGACTAAAGGGAAGAACTGGTAATGAAAGCAAATGAAATAACATTTAGAGTAGATAGATACAACATGGATGGGGAGATTGATGGATACACAGAACACGTATTCCAGACAGAGGGTTGTCTTCAAGACATGGTAGACAACTTCAAGGACTTCCTTGTAGCCATGACCTTTACCTATGTTGAACAAGTAGTAGCTATCAAAGATGATGGCAATGAAGTAGCATCAGAAAGATAGACACTATGATTAACTTTTATGATTACCAGATGAAAGCTATTACCACAGCAGTGTACCCAAAGACTTACAACATCTCATACCCAGCACTAGGACTAGCTGAAGAAGCTGGTGAGGTAGCAGGTAAGATTGCTAAGATGATGCGTGATGGTATCCAACTAGCAGACCAGCGTGAGAAGATTGAAGCTGAGATGGGTGACGTACTCTGGATGTTAGCAGCACTAGCACATGACTGTGGTACTTCCCTTCAGGTTATTGCTGAGAAGAACTTAGATAAACTACAAGCAAGACAACAGGCAGGTACACTGCATGGTGAAGGAGACAATAGATAATGGATAGCTATCAATCATACATCCATGCTAGTCGTTACGCACGATGGCTAGAAGATAAAGAGCGAAGAGAAACGTGGGACGAAACTGTTGACAGGTGGTGGAACTTTATGACAGGTAAGTTTCCTGTCCTGAAGAAACGACAGGATGTTAAGGATGCTATCTATCAACTAGATGTCGTTCCATCTATGCGTACTATTATGACTGCTGGTGAAGCATTGGAGAGAAATCATGTGGCTGCTTATAACTGTAGCTTTCTTGCTGTTGATGACCCTAAAGCATTTGACGAGGCGTTACTTGTCCTGATGTGTGGTACAGGTGTAGGCTTCTCTGTTGAGCGTCAGTTCATCAGCAAGCTACCTGAGATACCACAAGAGTTAGTAGAGACAGACGAAGTAGTAGTGGTAGGTGACAGCAAAGAGGGCTGGGCTAAAGCACTACGTAAAGTTATCTCTCGCCTGTATGCTGGTGAGATACCTAAGTGGGATGTATCTAAGGTACGTCCATCAGGTGCTAGGCTTAAGACCTTTGGTGGTAGAGCATCAGGTGCTGAACCACTAGAGAACTTGTTTAAGTTTGCTATCAATACATTTACCAAAGCTGCTGGACGTAAGCTGAACAGCCTTGAGTGCCATGACCTTATGTGTCAGGTGGCAGCAGCAGTAGTGGTAGGTGGTGTACGCAGGTCAGCAATGATTAGTCTGTCGAACCTTAGTGATGACAGGATGCGTCATGCTAAGATGGGTAACTGGTGGAATGACCAAGTTAATCGTAGCTATGCTAACAACTCCATCTCCTTTACTGAACGCCCTGACATGGGTAGCTTCCTACGTGAGTGGACTGCTGTGTATGAGAGTAAGTCAGGTGAGCGTGGTATCTTCAATCGTGAAGCAGCCAAGCAGAAGGCTGTAGCTATTGGGCGTGAGCCTCGTGATGACTTTGGTACTAACCCATGTGGTGAGATTAGCCTACGCAGTAAGCAGTTCTGTAACCTGTCTGAGGTTATCATTCGTGAGACAGATGGAGTAGCTGACCTGAAGCGCAAGGTAGAGATTGCTACTATCATTGGTACAATACAGTCAGCACTGGTAGACTTTAAGTATCTGTCACCACAGTGGAAGAAGAACTCTGAGGAAGAACGTCTACTTGGTGTGTCTCTTACTGGTATCTTTGACCACAAGATTATGTCAGGTCAGGGAGAGTATGAGAAGTCTGTACTAGGTGGTACACTTGAGCAACTGCGTGAGGTTACACGTGAGGTAAACAAGGAGTGGGCTAAGAAGCTGGGCATACCAGAGTCAAAGGCTATCACTACAGTTAAGCCATCAGGTACAGTATCACAGCTAGTTAATAGTGGTAGTGGTATCCATCCTCGCTATGCTCATTACTACATTCGTAGAGTACGTGCAGATGTTAAAGACCCCCTAGCTACATGGATGCAAGAGCAGGGTGTACCATGTGAGGTTGATGTGTACAATCCACAGAACGTAGTGTTCAGCTTCCCTATGGCATCTGCCGATAACAGCCTGACACGCCATGATATCTCAGCACTAGAACATCTTGAACTATGGTTGACATATCGTAAGCACTGGACTGACCACAATCCATCAGTAACTATTTATGTTGGTGAGGATGAATGGGCTGAAGTAGGTGCATGGGTATGGAAACATTGGGATGAGGTGTGTGGTGTATCGTTCCTACCTCGTGAGGATGACAGCCATACATACGCACAAGCACCATACGAGGAGATAACACAGGAAGAGTATGATAATCTTATTGTATCTATGCCTAAGTTAGACTTCTCTCAGTACGCAGAAGCCCTTGATAATACCACATCTTCTCAAGAATTAGCTTGCACTGCTGGCATCTGTGAAATCTAAAGTTACATTATTAGCGAAAGTTTGTTTATTATGAAAGTATTAGGTAACGATTTTAATATAACAGATGGATTACTAAACCATCTAACCTCAATCTATCCCAACAAACTACCGCTTGAACAGATTACTCCTGAGGATTTAGCTTTCCTCAGGGGTCAACAGTCTGTAATAAGTAAACTAAAAGAATTACAAAACCAAGATTTTGAGGAAGATTGATATGGGTGGATTAATGGGAGGCCGCGCACCTGCGCCTCTACCTACCCCTGCTCGTCCTGTAACTGCTGTAACCAAGACACCTGAGTTGGAACTTGATGATACAGATGTTAAGACAGAGTTAGGACAAGGTAAGAAAAGAAATAAGAAAGCACTACGTACAGACATTACAACACAACAATCTGGACAAGTACCTATGGCTGGTGCTGGCCTACAGATACCTAAGGGGCAATAACATGGGTGGATTTGCTAAGAAAGCTACAACCTTCTCACCTGCGGTACAAGTTGCTAAAGCTGTTACTGCTAAATCAAAACAGCAAGATGAAGAAGCCCCAACCACAGTAGATACTGCTGGTGATACAATGCAGAACCAGCGTAGAGGCAAGCGTAAACTACGTACACCAGTGACACAGACAGCAGGTACTAATGTAGGTGGTGAGGGTTCATCAGGACTACAGATTCCGAAGGGATAAGTAAATGGAACAAGACGTAGGAACTCTAGCTAAACGCTACAGCCAACTAGAGGCTGAACGAGATACGTTCCTTGAGAGAGGACGTGAAGCAGCAAAGCTAACAATCCCTACTCTTCTGCCAGATGAAGGACACAGCAGCACCACTAGGTATGCTACACCGTATCAGGGCATAGGGGCAAGGGGTGTTAATAACCTAGCATCCAAATTGTTACTTGCTCTATTACCACCAAACAGTCCTTTCTTCAGGCTGACCATTGATGATTTTGATTTACAAGCTATTGCTGGTGACAATCGTGGTCAAGTAGAGGAAGGCTTGGCACGTATTGAACGTGCAGCAATGCAAGAGATTGAGAGTAAGTCTATACGTGTACCTGTATTTGAGGCATTGAAGCTGCTTATCGTAACTGGTAATGCGCTAGTATATATGCCTAAAGATGGTGGTATGAAGGTGTATAGACCAGACAGGTACTGTGTTAAACGTGATGCAATGGGTAATCTACTAGAGATTATCACTAAGGAAAGCATCTCACCACTGATGTTACCTGATGAAGTCAAGGCGATGATACCGCCAAGCGATACACCAGTAAAGAATTACGATTTATTCACGTGTCTAAAGACTACAGATAAAGGCTTCAGCACCTACCAAGAGGTAGCTGGTATTGAAGTTCCTAATTCACGTGGTACATTCAAGAAAGAAACTAACCCATTCATTCCATTACGTTTTATTCGTATTGATGGTGAGGACTATGGACGTGGTTTCATTGAAGAATACATGGGTGACCTGCGTAGCCTAGAGGCTTTGACACAGGCAATCGTACAGGGTAGTGCTGCATCAGCTAAAGTACTATTCATGGTACGTCCTAATGGTACTACCAAGTCTAAGGACTTATCTAAAGCACCTAATGGTGCGTTTGTTAATGGCGATTCTAACGATGTCTCCACTCTGCAAGTGCAGAAGTCAGGGGATTTTAGAGTTGCGCTAGAAACTATGCGTATGATTAACGATAGACTGGCTGCGGCCTTTCTGTTAAACTCTTCAGTACAACGAGCAGCAGAACGTGTGACTGCTGAAGAAGTACGCTTCATGGCACAGGAATTAGAGACTGCTATCGGTGGTATATATTCAATACTATCGCAAGAGTTTCAGATGCCACTGATTAACCTGCTATTAGATACACTACAGAAGCAGGGCAAGATGCCTAAGATGCCTAAGGATAGTGTTACGCCTACAGTGGTTACTGGTATTGAAGCACTAGGCCGTGGACAGGACTTGAATAAACTAGCTACTTTCCTACAGTACCTTCAGCCTCTTGGACCTGAGGTTATTGCT